AGTCAAGTTGAATTCTGTTCTAAGCTCTTTTGGCCAACTTCTGATGGAACTGTTTTAGGACCAAAACTTGGGAGAGTTTTACCTAAAATGTGTTATTCAATTAAGCAATTAAACAATCAAGAAATCCTATCCACTATGAAAGGGTGGTTGATCGATGGTTATTTTGTACCTGGATTTGCAGATATAATACTGACATATTTCCCGAGCGTAGCAACGGATACAGTATCTTTATATCATGAAAGCATATATTCAGCCCACTGTGCTAAATATCATCAAGCAACCCAATCAACTCATCTTTTCTTCGAACAAAGGTATGACATAAATGCTAAAACCTTTATCGAACTTGTCAAGAAAGCTGTAGCTAATAAACCTGCGTTTATTCAACTGGGTGTCCTTGAGGACATCTACTCCAAAGATAACTAGTTAATGTGGGGGCGTAAATGGTGAGATATCACGGTAACTATTGCGGCCCAAATTGGAGTGCTGGACGTGATCAACCGTCAGTAGTATCTGACATTCCAGCTGTTGATAGTTTTGATGAAACCTGTAAAGATCATGACGAAAGTTACGCAAAGAATCAAAATTTATTGGAAGCGGATTTGCTGTTTGCAAAAAAGAACATCGGTTATGGACTTAAAAGAACTACAGCAGGACTTCTTGTCGGAGGACAGGGAGTCTTACGAAAGTTTTTACCGAGCGCAGCAAACTCTAGATTAAGAGGTCGGGGACGTAAAATGAAACCCGATCTACAAGTTGAAGAAATTGACTTTGAAATTATTGGAAACCCCAATGAGGGTACATCTGGAAAACCCAAAATGAACCGAAGTAAAGTACGACCAATAGCACCACATCGCGATTTTACATCCTCTATGGATGTTGAAATTCAGCCAAGGGGTACTTTGCGGGAAAGTAAAATGTCTTCTAAAAAGAAAAATGGAAAGAAAAATACAACGAGAAATGTTAATAGAGTCTCTAAAAATGCCAATTCCACTGGGACCAAAGGAGTATCGAATAATCTTGCGGTTAATTCGATGCAAACTTTCATTAAGAGCACTCCAATTAGAACACTGCACGCTGGTCGACACTCCGAAACCGTTGCTGGCGTTGTTTTCCTGTCCTCTTTATCAACGTCGTCTAAGACGGAATCATCATTAGATGATTTAGCTTTACAAGCTTTGGTTCAGTTGAATCCTGGAAACTTTGGCAGTTCTATATTGTCTAACGTGTCTAAATTTTACGAATGTTTTAAGTTTACACGTTTACGAGTGCACTATTTAACAGCATCAGCAACCACAACTGCTGGTACTGTAGTGATTTCTCATCAACGAGATCCTCTTAATGAAATTCCGTCCAGAGGTTACACCTCAACGAATTTGTATACAGCTTTATTTGCTAGAGAGAATACCATCATGGGGCCCATTTGGGAAAATAGTTATATGGATATTCCTTTAGTACATAAGGCTGACGAATGGTTTTATACTGACTCTAAATATGGCCACACAATTAATGAATTGTACCAAGGTTATATTTTGGCTTATTCCGATCAAGAAAGCGGAACACCGGGAAGGCTAATGTTGGAATTTCAAGTGGAATTTCAAAACAGAGCTGTCGAAATAGGCCCTAATGTACCGAGAGCTATTGCTCAGAAAGTGTCCTTAACAGTCTCGACTGCAACAGCTGGAGATGTTGCAGGGATAACAGGTAGCAGCCCTGGAATCGCAGATGAAACAATTTGGTGTTTCTATTTAGATCCAGGTGCTAGTACATATGGAACTGGCGCTGACTTGGATGACGTTTTTACTACATATGCTGGAGAACATTATCATATGGGTTATGGAGCTCCTATTTTTATTACACAAACATCAGATGGCAATAATTCAGCTTTTTACCTCACAATTGAAGCAGCGATAGGTAGAGCACAACCGCTAAAAATGAAAAATACAACAACAACTACTAGTACACTAATTGGTATTGGATATCAAGTTGTACAAGATCTACTGGAAGTAACAGGACTATAAGTTTTGGTTAATTTTGCTATATGAAAATTAACACCGCCCAAACAAGGTTAGATCAC